GGGGCTGTAACCCCTCTACTCACAGGTCGCACGCCCGACCTCGTTCACGCCTCTACCTTCCTCGACAGGTTCATGTTCGTCACCAACTACGACCCCGACAAGGTGGGTGTGGGTGATGACCTCGTCAAGTACGACGGTGCTGTGTTCACCAAGTGGGGTGTCGCACCTCCCGGTGCTGAGGTTGAGGTCATTGACGAGTTCGATGACGCCTCCTCTTGGTCTGCTTCCCTCTGTGACCTGTCAGATCAGGTCAACACCACCACAGGGCACGTCACCTGGGACGGTCAGGCCGTCCGCATTGACGCCGCCGGGCAGAGTGGCCCTTCCATCGGCTCGACCCCCTTCTACACGTCCGATGTCTTCTCCTTTGAGAAAGAGCACACTGAGTTCTACGCCCAAGGCGACCCGCGAGAGAACCAAGAAGCGATCCGAAACCGCGTATCGTTCTTCACCTACTTCCCCCGTGGCTCACTGACCAAGTCGCTGACCTTTCCGACAAACCAGGGCTTCAAGACGCAAGGCCCTGTGCTGTCTGTGTACGTCAGCCCGGACAGTGACACCACGGCCAACAACAACTGGCAGTTCGACTTCTCCAACGGCTACATCCGGGAGGGGTGGAATAAGATCAACCTCGACTTTGCGTCAGGAGAACCCGGTGGAAATCAACCGAACTCACCCAGAGGACAGTCCACAGGATTCTTCTACCCAGAAGACCAAGCGATCAAGCGTACCCGCTTTGAATTCTATCTCTCGACCGCACAGACAGTCACCAGCGGGCTACGGATTGACAGGTACCAGAAGACGGACGAGGGAGCCCTCGTCGCCGACCCCACAGGGGAAGGTAGCCTCACTGGTGCATATACTTACAAGGTTGTTTACGTTTCTAAGTATGGTCAGCTTAGTAATGCTGGGCCTGCTTCTGTATCTGTCACTGCCGCCAGTAACGCGTCTATTGAACTATCTCGGATCCCTGTTTCGCCGGATACGCAAGTCACTACTCGGCGGATCTACCGAACGGTAGGCAACGGATCGGTCTGGCTGTTCCTTGACGAGATTCTCGACAACACATCCACCACCTACTCGGACACCGTTGCGGACGGTAGCCTCAGCAATGAGACAGCCCCGCAGGCAGGGGACTACTCGGATGACAACTCCGTACCCCCCAATTGTGGCATCGTGTATGCCTGGAAGAAGACGATCCTCATGGCTGGTGACCCCCAGAACCCGTACACCCTGTACTACTCTGAGGACGCTGAGTCTGAGAGCTTCCCACTCATCAACGCCCTGGACATGGACGCCAAGATCACGGCCATCTATGAGACCTACGCAGGGGCGGTGATCGAGACTGAGACAGGTAAGTGGCAGCTCATCGGTGATAACCCTGACTTCTCGTTCGATAAGATCGTGCACGGCATGGGCTGTGTGGGTCGAAGGGCCGCAGGAAACGCACGCTTGATCGGCTATTCAGTCGACCGTGACGGTATGAGGCTCTTCGACCTTAGCCAGACCCAGAAGATCAGCGAGCCTATCCGTGACAAGTACGACGCTGACATCGACAAGGTGAACATCGAGTTGATGCACACCGTTCACAGTAAGGCGAAGAACGCGATCCTCCAGTTCAACCCTGATGCTTCCGGTGCTTACACCTCCATCTTCCAGTATCAGTACCCGATTGACTCTGTTGAGGCGGGGTATTGGTCCGAGATCGTGACCCCGACAGCAGCGAACCTGAACTTCCTAGACGCTTGTGAGATCGAGGATGCCAACGGAGACTTTGAAGTCTTGGCTGGCGGTGACGATGGCATGATCTACCACCTGCTGGACGATTCCTCCAAGAACTGGGTGGACGCGGCCGGGGTTGAGTACCCCATCGACACCAAGATCCGGACACACTACATCAGGGCCGGGTCGTTGGGCAGTGAGGTGTTCCAGGCTACGGGCCGGATGAACCCGCACACAATAGAGATCAGGGTCGACGACGATGACGCCTGCATCTGGACCGCTACCATAGAGATGGCTAAGGGTATCTCCCAGACAAAGGCTACGTCCAGTCAAGACATCTCACTATCGCTTGGACTCAACGACTCACTTAGACGACAAAGGATACCATCTGCGGGTTCTACACCTGAGGAGTACGTCCGACTCACGTTCCAGAACGCCGAAGCGGATGTCTATACTAAGATCCTGGCTGCTAGGTTCTTCTACAAGACACAGCCTGCCGTGTTCACGGACACCGATGTCAATAATGTAGTGTTGTAATGGGTCGCGTACAGACCCTTGCTACGATGACCGAGGTGAGGCTGCGGAAGTGGCCCGCTGGTAGGGTCTCTCAACTCAAGCTGTTCCTTGGGCACCTACAGCAGGCGGTGGGTATCTCCCTCGCTGCTCAGGTGGAGCAATCCCCTAAGCGTACGTTCTCTGAGTTCATACCCAAGATCGTACCACAGGACATCGAAGTCGAGGCGTCATTCAAAGAGATCAGGATGAACTTTGAGACCCCGAAGGGTATCAAGAATCTCCTGTTCTATGAGCACCAGATCAGTGCGACAGAGGGATTCTTCAACTTCGACCAGTTCCAATCGCCCGACACTGGTTACCTCTGGCCTGGGCTGGACGAAGGGAAGACATACTTCCTACGGATAAGGGTGGTCACCAAGGACGGTGAGGTAGGGCCCTGGTCTGATGTGGAGGAGGTGGAGACTCCTTACTCTCAATCGTATGGACTCTACGACGGTACTGAGAGGTCACAAAGGATATCCTTCAAGAACAACAGTCCTTGGGTTCCTCTCTATGAGAGGAGCTACACGGCGATTGGAGGCAAAGCGTACTACTCCATTGACTACGACGTACAGGCCGTAAGGACTTGGTCTGCGAACCTAGGTAAGGAAGACCCAGGCTCTGGCAGCATAGAGTGGGCCGATTGCGAGTTCAGATGGATGGAGAACGTAGGAATAACAGGAGAAGAGGAAGACTACAAGCAGAAAGGACAGTCGATGTTTGCTACAACGTACTGCTCTAATATCGACTTCGGATCGACTGGCTTCTACACATTTGAAGTTGGGATATCCGGTTACACGTCATCGTTGTCATCGAAAGGGACATGGGAGAACGCAAGGAGAGGAACCTTCGTACAGAAGTTCGCATCGATAGAGAGTGGTGACATCTCAATACGACTTGAAGGGAGGATAACCCCTGAACGTAGGAACAACAACGACTTCTACCCCTGGAATCCTGCCAAAACAAGGATCGTCTACAACAGTGACGCTATGGTGAAGCTCAAGAACTTCAACATCTTTGAAGCATTGGTATCGGACTGATAATGGCTGGTGAATTCCTAGGTAGTTTCTCAAAGTTCTTCACGAACCTGACCAGATCCCAGCGGCAGGAGCTGGATAGGGCATTCGCTGACCTACAGAACATGAAGGAGATGACCAGCCTGGATGAGTCTATTCGGTTGTTGAAGCGAACACCGGATCAGAGCCTACCAATTCCTCAACTGTCCCAAACGGAGTCAGTCCGAGGTGCTATCGTCACATGGGAGGCTTTGCAGGATCAACGGATCAACTTCTACGAAGCAAACATATCGACGTTCAGTAACTTCTCATCGTTCACTGTGGTTACGACGTTCGGACAAGACATTGTACTTGAAGGATTGAAGTCGTCAAAATACGTTAGAGTACGGGGGGTTAGACGAGATGGTACAACCACCCCGTTCTCAGATACATTGACCGTTGCACCGCTGCTGTTTGAAGTTAGGTCTCATAGTGATGAGAGCTTCTACACTACGCTAGAATGGAACACAGCGCACACTCTCCTGGGTGGATCAGGATCAGCCCTACAGTACACGCCGATCAATTCCGACGGTACTAGCATGGTTTGGGGCTTCATAACAGGGTACGCCGACCCTGCGTGTGCGTTCTTCGGCGACGGAAAGATACAGGCTTCGGTCTGGGTGGCTATGTACACCGAGGAGGGTACCTTGATAAGCGACGAGGAGTATCAACGAGTCACATTCGGAGAGCACTACAACTCTTTGAACATCGGACCCTTCCCGGTAGCACACCCAGATCCTGGGGTGGTCATAGCTATTCGATTAGTGGCCTGGGATCTGACTACGACTGAAACAGGTGGTATCAGAGGGGAAGACTCGACACTGATTGAGTGGTGTCACCTAAACGTACTTGAAGTGGGAGTGGGATAATGGCTAGACGAAGAAACGCTATCTTTCATAGGTTCAGCAGGATGCGAGGGCTTCCGCCCGACGAGAAGATGTTGATGCAGCGAATCGGACACATGATGGACGCTGCTCTCAACAACAGACAGGCATCCAACCCATACGAACCCTCCAAGAACAACCCCGATAGGGTGTTGTACCCTCCCACAGGGTTGACCTCCTATACTGGGAACCGGGTACTGAAGCTAGTTTGGAATGCCCCCAAATCAGACCAGCACCTGCGCTACGAGATCGTGATCACGAACGTCGAGACAGGAGAGTCTGAGACCAAGTCCTCCTTCACGAATGAGCTGGTGTACAAGAACGTCAACGGTGAGTACAGAGCAACGGTCAAATCTGTAGGGAGGGACAGTTCTTCGTCACCTGTCCAGTCAATAGACTTCACCATGCAAGGGAGCGTGATGCAGATCGAGGGGAGTAAGAACGCCCCGAATGAGCTGGGGACGTTTGTCAAGGATCACATCACCGTCTACGACAACTACAGCGTCTTCTGCTGGGCGTCTGTGGTTCTGGACAAGTTCGTTGCTGGGACTGGCAATTCGCAAGCAGTATTCAGGCTGTGGAGTATGGATGGAGCGGACCGGGACTTCGATATTACCGAAGCTACGCTGCATCAGACGATCACGATGTACCCTGCTACAGAGTCGTTCGCTGATCTTGACGACAACGCCCACGGCGGGAACATCATCCGCCCAATAGGCGCACGCGTTGGTACTTTCGAGACCAGCCAGTCAGTCATGTTCTCTCCTATCGGGATCATTACCGGTGAGGAGAGTATCACGTACACCTTCTTCCTAGAGGCACTAGGTCGAGAAGTAGAACAGGACGAGGTGAATCTATCTCTCGTTATATGGGGTGGGTTCGATGGCCTTGGAGACAACGTACCTCAAGATCCGTGGGAGGGAGGTCAGTCTGAGTATGTACACCCGCACCTTAACTCCCTTAGGCTCTGGCGGAAAGCGGTAAATGAGAATACCGGCGCCGTGACCGAAGGTAGTTGGTATCTGGCACAGCAGGCAAAGCAATCCAACATCATAGACAACGCATGGACTCTAGCAATTTGGTTCCGGCTAGAAACCGAACACGTACAGGTCATGTTGTCTTCAGCACCCGAGGGCCAGCTCATCGCATCCAACAACACCATCTTCCATAGAGCTGGGTTCAACACTAATGGTAACTCGCGCTACAACCGGATCGATGTCAACCTAACCGCTCTTGGCGCCGGTCCGGGTACGCCGTTCGATAGGCAGCTCCTCAATTACGTCACCGTCACCGTGAATGATGAAGATGGAATCTCAGCGCATGAAGTCAAGGCGCAATTCAACGTATGGACATTCGGTGACCATCATACAGCAGGCCCTCCAATCGGACCGGGTGATGACGGCCATGGTCACTTTGTCGGCGAGTCGCCCCCGGACGATCAGCCCGGTCGTACTCCTTACTGGAGTCCCACCGACAAAGACGACGGCTCGTATCTGTGGGGGAACCATGAGGACGTAGGGCATCAACCTGCTGGTTACAACTGGATATTCATGGTAATCTGCTTCGAAGGAGGCCCCGACACCCAAGGCACCAGCTTGTCACCGAAGCTCAGGGTCTACAGCAACAACAGACATTACGATTCGAATAACCCTGACGATGCCATGCCTCAGAACTCGACTCAAGCGATGGAGTGTCTGAATCAACGTGTTGCTGAAGGCGCACTGAACACCTTCCAATTCGCCCCTCAAAACTTGCTTTTCGATGTCAACCAAGATCTCACAGACGATTACGTCTACGCACTAGGACACTTTCCGATCTCACCTTTCTTCCAAGGCGGCAACTACAATGGCGACGATGTCAAAGTCCCCAACGCCACACTTACACTCCATCAAGTAGGTATGTGGAACGTAGCCATTGACAACTGGGATGGCATGGGCTTCAACCCAGGCAGCGCCGAAATAAGAGACAGCCAGCCGTGGTACCATCGACCCGTCGGGGATGGAGGCCCCATACACCCCAACGAGTGGCATGACGACGGGAGGGAGAATGCTCGCGTTGGTTCATCCCTGACTGCCATCCACTACCTGTACAACCAGGGCTATGGGACAGACATCGACTGGAAGAAGAACGCCGTCGTCCGAGCCGACGGTGCTACAGAGTACATCTTCGCCGAGAACCTGATCCACCTCTGGCAGTTTGGCGCTGTGAGTGATGAGTACTCAAATACGGCCGAGACACTCAGAGACACTGGGAACTACATGTATGGTGGGGACGTGAACTTCCTCCGTGAGTGGACAGGTGGCATGGTAGGGGGTGCTACTAACCGTAACCTGTGGTCTGAGGACACCGATCTGTCTGACATCCTGTCTCCCGTGAGGGCACCTTTCGAGACTCCTTGGAAGAACTTCGATACCACGACCTTCCCGCCGATAGAGTGGGAATCAGAGGATGACCCCCGACCGTCCTACAATGACCAAGTAGGACTCATCCAACCAGCGGGTCACATCAACGGGGCAGGGTACCCAGACGCTGGGACTACAGCGAGCAGGAAGGCGTACCCTGGACAAGGGCCCGTATTTGGTGCATCCGCAGGGGATGGTTGGATAAATGCTGGGTGGATGAGGCCGAATGTCTATGAGGGGGTGCTGGCTCAGGATTCTGGGCAGTTTGGTGATAAGTCCTGGGGTCCGATTTACCGGTCACCCTCCATACAGCAGGCAGTAGCAGACAAGTCGTGATTTGCAAATAACCGAGGAAATTCCTATAATTATGTAGGAGTATGCGCTTTACTAGAGAGGATATCATATGGGCATGTTTTCAGGCATCATGTCAAATAAGCAAGGGATCAGGGACGCCAAAGAGGTAGCAGGGGCGCAGCAGTACACCGCCATATCTGCTATGGAGGCCGCTGATCGTGAGCGCGCCCGAGGTATCGCTGGTGAGAACGCCAAGATGGCAGTGTGGGGCCTCCTAGGAGGAGCCACGAACACGTTCTCCCAGAACTTCCAGAACCAAAGCAACGTCGACGACCCCACCAGCCTGTTCGACACCAGTGGTGTGGGCCTCTCGCAGCCCAACCAAGACCTCTGGTCTATGGGTCCGAACAGCAAGGGAAAGAAGACACTCCTAGGCACCGCACGCGAGGGTATCCTCGACCCTGAAGCGTACGCCAACGCCATCTCAGGGACAGCCCAGTTCCGGATCCAAAGCCAGCGCGTCCGTGAGTCAGAGCAGCTCCTCAACCAAGAGGGCCCTGCGTGGGACATGCTGAACAACTCCGTCCTCGGTATCATCAACGAGGGTTCAGCCCTCCAGCTCAGGGACACCATGCGGAAGCTGAAGAATCAGTACGCCAAGGGCGGATCGTCCCGACGTACTGCCATGTTCGAAGCCAACGAGCTGATGGCTGGTGAGCGTGCCATGCGTACCAAAGTACAGGAGACATGGCAGGCTAACCTCGCACTCTTTGACTCCATCCGTCAGAACGCTGACCGGGTGGCTGCTGGTACTCAGACCTTCATGGCTGGGCTCCCGCTAGTGAATGACTCGTACCGTGACGCGATGCAGCGCACGGCACAGATGCAGATCCAAGCGTCAAGCATAGCCAACGTGGCGATTGCGAGCGCGTACGACACCAAGATGACCCAGCAACCTGTCGACTTCCTTAACAACATGATTAAGGGTGGCATCAAGTTCACTGCTAGTCTCGTTGGTAACGCCGTTTCGTCCTATGCCGCCAAGTACACAGGTGGAACTGGGGGCGGTGGCAGTACACCCGACCTCGGCTCTTCCTTCAGCTTCGGCGGCTACACTCCGAGAGGCTATGCACCGGGTGGTGGAGGTGGTGGTGGCATGGACAACGTAGGTGACTACCTACAGTCTGCATCCGACTACATGAACTCCTCACGCGACCCCCAGTACGGGACTCAAGCTGATGCGGATTGGGGCTGGAACGCCGGTGGCGACGACACAGGAAACCCCGTATCTGAGAGATACGGCAGTGGAGGCTAAGAGTAATGGCTGAGTACAACGAAGAGAACACCAAGTGGGGCAAGACAGGCCAGAACATTCGCAAAGTTGCTGATAGTGGCCCTGTGCGCGCACTGAGTGGTGCCTTGATGAAGAGCGCCTTCAGAGACTTCGGTAAGGCTTTTGATGGCGGCGGCTACACTCCTAGAGGGATGCGTCCCGATGAATCCTACTTGGATAGCTGGGA